TCCCTTATTATATCGATCATGTCGCGCGTTTAGACCCCGCTCGAGAGCGTCTCTCGGATTCTTTGAGAAAGGTTGCGATTTCGTGGAAGGTGAAGAACCTTATGCGCAGATTGAGCAAAAAATCGATTCTGTCGTTAATGGAAGAGTCTACAACTTCAACGGTCTCAGTATTCGGTCAACTCCACCCATTTCGTATATCCGTACCTTATTGCCCCGATTCTCGTCTGCTCGCAATGACGATAGTATTGCGATTGCTCGAGTTCTTCGCGCTGTACACTCAACGCCAAAAAGAATTGCAAAATACGGATTCATTGACTATAAACAGGATTCAGTCTTGAGTCTTGTTCGTACTTATTATCAATATCTTAAGGCTAATTCTATTCTCACTGACGATGATAAGATTATATTGCATTCTGCTAGGTGTCTTACTAGGTTCTGTAATAGTTCTAGTGATGTCGATATTGAGTCTTATATTAATAAGTTATATCGGTTATTCTTATATGTCTATAAGTTTTTCCGTAACTGGCATTTGCCTCTCTTTGGCTGTAATATTGATTCTTATGCCGGTCGTATTATGTTTATTCTTAAAAAAGGTATAGAATATGAGAAGAAAAAGGATTATGAAAATATGCGAAGTGTATATGCCCTTCGTTCCCAATACTCCGAACTCTCGGATTGTATGTTTGTTCTGCCACAGAGCGGGCAAGAGATTGATGCCCTGTCGGATGTTTCTTGTGAAACGGTTCACCTTCTTGAACAGCTCCGGCATCGTAGTGCAACATTCTGTCGTGATATGATTAAGCATAAAAAACTTAATGACGCTAATGATATATTTAACCGTATGGTTTAATTTAAATATTAATTAATTATGAGTGACTTTAATCCTTTAGACCGAGCTAAAATTCCTACCCATCGGTCTTCTTTTGACTTAAGTTCAAAAAAGCTTTTTACAGCCAAAGTTGGTGAGATTCTCCCCTGTTATTGGCAGATTGCTATTCCTGACAATAAATATCGTATTTCGGCTGACTGGTTTACGCGTACTGTCCCTGTAAATACGGCTGCTTATACCCGCATCAAGGAATACTACGATTTCTACGCTGTGCCGTTACGTCTGATTTCTCGTGCACTTCCGCAGGCATTCACTCAGATGACGGACTATATGACTAGTGCGGCTAGTTCTACGGAGAATTCGTCTTCACTTACTTCTGTTCCTAATGTTACCCAGAATTTGATTAGTCTGTATCTTCAGACGGCTAATTCTCAAGATCAGCCTAACACCCGTGACGATGCAGGTCTTCCTGCTGTTTATGGTACTTGTAAGTTACTTGATATGCTTGGTTATGGTTCTATTATTTCATCTAACAATACTGGTAAGGCTGCTATCACCAAAAAATATCTAGGCGTTGATAATCTTGGTGATGCTGACAACCCTTTGGTTTATCAAACTTCGCAGACTGTCAATGCTCTCCCATTCCTTGCTTATCAGAAAATTTATTACGATTTCTTTAGCAACTCTCAATGGGAAAAACATCGTGCTTATTCATATAATGTAGATTATTGGTCCGGTACTGGTACTATCTCTTTAGTTGCGGATATGGTTGAGCTTCGTTATGCTAACTACCCGAAGGACTATTTCATGGGAATGCTTCCTGCTTCTCAATATGGTTCGGTAGCTGTTTTGCCGTCTCATTATGATGTCTCTCATTCTTCTAATAATGTTTTGGCATATTCTTTTGGCGCTTCCCCTCAATCTGGCTTGATTGAGAATGGTTCTTCTACCACCAATGTTACTGTTTCCAATTCTTCTGACGCCCTTCGTTATGCTACTCTTAATTCAGACCTTTCCGCACTATCAATCCGTGCCACTGAATACCTTCAGCGTTGGAAAGAGGTAGTACAATTCTCTAGCAAGGACTATTCAGACCAAATGGCTGCTCAATTCGGTATTAAGGCTCCTGAATATATGGGTAATCATGCACATTATATTGGAGGTTGGTCTAGTGTTATTAATATCAATGAAGTAGTTAATACTAATCTTGATACTGATTCTTCACAGGCTTCTATTGCCGGCAAGGGTGTATCTAGTAATTCCGGGCATACTCTTACTTATGATTGTGGCGCTGAACATCAGGTAATTATGTGTGTATATCATGCTGTGCCTATGTTGGATTGGAATTTGACTGGTCAAGCCCCTCAGTTAACTGTTACTGCTGTATCTGATTTCCCCCAACCTGCGTTTGACCAACTTGGTATGCAAGCTGTTCCCGCTCTGAATCTTCAAAATAATCCAGGTCGAAATGTTTCTGGTTCCCTTGGTTATAATCTTCGCTATTGGCAGTGGAAATCTAATATCGATACTGTTCACTCTGGATTTCGCGCCGGCGCCGCTTATCAGTCTTGGGTTGCTCCTCTTGACGGTTGGCAAGTGTTGACTTCCTCTGGTTCTTGGTCTTATCAATCTATGAAGGTTCGTCCCCAACAGTTAAACTCTATCTTTGTTCCCCAGATTGATTCTACCAATTGTTCGGTTGCATTTGATCAATTATTGTGTAATGTTAATTTCCAAGTCTATGCAGTTCAGAACTTGGATAGGAATGGTTTACCTTATTAATTGTGTACTGTTATGAGAAATTTTGCTTATAAAAATCCTGATTATATTAAAAATGAGGTTGTTCCAGAATTGGTTGAGGACAATCCGTGTTATCAACAGTCTGCATATGATACAGTTATGTATGATGAATCTCCCGATGGTGATTTAATTCAAGCTGATATGACGCAGATTCTGCTGAATCAAGAAAAATATCGTCGTTTACTTGGTGATATGAATGTTCAGAATATCCTCGCCCAGATGCATCCTACTCAGTCTACTGCTATGGATAATATGTCCGACGAAGAACGATTTAACTGTGTTATTTCTCGTCATTGTCAGACGATGTCGGAACGGCAGGCTGTTCTTCAGCAATTAGCTAGTGAGAAGTCTGAACTTACTAAATATGCTGAATCTATGTTGGCAGAGAATAAGGCAGTGCCGTCTACGGATCCCGCATCTGCCTCTGAAGGATAATGGGCTTATTTGATGCTATTGCTTCTTCAGCCGCTAACCTTACCGACAATATTGTCGGTATGGTTAATCAGAATCATCAGAATAAGGTTAATCTCCGTATGATGCGTGAGCAAAACGCATTTAATGCTGAACAGGCTCAAATTCAACGTGATTGGCAGCAACGGATGTGGGGCATGAATAATGCTTATAATTCTCCTGATGCTATGATTTCTCGTGGTTTGAATCCATTTGTTCAAGGTTCTGCTGCCATGGCCGGTTCTAGATCTCCCGCTTCAGGCGGAGCTGCTGCTACTGCTGCACCTGTTCCTAGTATGCAGGCTTATAAACCTAATTTTTCTGGTGTGTTTGAGTCTCTTGCCTCTCTTGCCCAAGCTAAGGCTTCTGAAGCTGCAGCTGGTGAATCGGGCTCTCGTTCTCGTCAAACTGATACGGTAACCCCTTTATTATCAGACTATTATAGAGGTCTTACTAACTGGAAAAATTTGGCTATTGGTTCTTCTGGTTACTGGAATAAGGAAACAGGCCGTATATCTGCTGCTCTGGACCAGTCCACTGAAGCTCAAAATTTGAAGAACGCCCAGTTTGCTGAACGTATATCGGCTGCACAGGAGACACAAATCTTGCTTAATTCTGATGCTCAGCGTGTTATAAATAAATATATGGACCAGAATCAACAGGCTGATTTATTCATTAAGGCACAAACCTTGGTTAATCTTCAGACACAAGGAGCCCTTACGGAAAAACAAATTCAGACTGAAATTCAGCGTGCTATTCTTGTTTCTGCAGAGGCTTCTGGTAAAAAAATTGATAATCGTACTGCTTTTGAAACGGCTGATTCTTTAATTAGGGCTGCTAATGCTTCGCATGAATTGCAGTATCGTGATTCTACTTATGATTACAAGAACGTTAAACTTCGTAAACATACGGAATATAAGACTTCTATGGCAAATCAGAAGGCTGCTGAATATGGTGCAGAGTTGGCTCGTAAACAAGGACGTACTCATTATTGGGATTCTGTATCACGTGGTCTTGGTTCTGTTGCTTCTGGTGCTGGCAATGTTATTGGTGCTGGTGCTCGTTTTGGTCTTAAGTAAATCTATTCTCTTTTCCCGCGAAACGGTGGAAAATTTTTTTGTACATTTATAAGGATCCTAACATCCTTCAGGACTAGAAGCCCATCGCGGCGTTTGAGCGATATACACCCGCCGCCCGCGTAGGGCCTGATCTAAAAATGGAGCGGAGCGACTTCCTCATAGGAGCGCCCCGCTCCGGTATTTTAGCACAGAGTGCGCAAAGGCAGGTTCTATCTGACCTGCCGTGCCTATACACCTCTGTATACATCCACTTGTTAATTAAGCGAAGCCCCTAGTTGCGTACGAAGTAAATTTGAGTTATCTTCTCAAATTCTCCGCCCCTCGTCTATAAACGCGCAACTCACACTCTATGGTAGAATCTAAAAAAAAAAAGATATTTCTTTTGGAATTATAGAAATAGTTTGTATATTTGCTCCCAGTTGGAAGTTACAACTATTATTAACGTTTTAAAACTCTTATAATTATGCAGAAATTTATTATTTCAGTTAAGGAAAAAACTACTGGTCGCGATGTTATCCCGCCTTATATCGTTAATTCTCTCGACGGTCTTGGAAATTATTCTGAACGAGTTTCTTCATTGGGTCTTATTGTTATTGTGGATTCAATTAAAGAAGAGAATGATTTTGTTGAACTTAAAACTCAAGCTGATGAAAAGTAATAATATTTGGAAAATTATAATTGGCGCTGTATCTGCTGCTCTTGGTTATATTCTTAATGCTATTGGATTATGAATTGTACTCTTATGCATTTTTTTGAATACCTGTTGTATTCTAATGCCCATTTCTCGGTAACTAGCGCTAGACGTACTCCCGAACAGAATAAGGCTGCTGGAGGTGTTTCGAATTCTCAGCATCTCGTAGGTGAAGCTGTTGATATTAAGCCATATGGTTCTACTACATTTAATAAGTTGCTCGAAATGATTCATTTTTTCTCTGACAATGTTTCATCATTCGATCAGCTTATTATATATCCAACATTTATTCATGTTTCATTCTGCTCACGTAATCGTCGGCAGGTAATTGACAAACGTAAGTAATTATGAAATTTTCTCCCGATTTGCTTAAGACTGTTGACTATTGTCAGCATCGTTCATTTATCACAAATAAGTACAATGGTGCGCGTATTGCGGTAGATTGTGGTCAATGTGATTATTGTATCCATAAGAAAGCCCAAAAAGCATCCATGCGCGTGAAGACCGCTGGAAGTGTTTTTAAGTATTCTTATTTTGTTACACTTACTTATGATAATGAACATGTCCCTCTTATGGCTTGTAAGGTTTTATATAGTGATTATGATGACGCTATAGGCATTTCGGGAGATATTCATTTTGGTCATGAGTGTCATAAATATATTCCTGTTTCCGAATATCAATGTGATGATAACTCCATGTTGCGTCATATATTCTTCGAACAAGTTCAAGGCACAGTGCCGTTTGACCGTGAGATTAAGAAATATGTTTCTGTTAAGGATAATTGGTTTCTTAGTATGGATGCTATTCGTAGTTTTATCTATAAGACGCAATCGGTTGACAAAACGGATTATCCCGCTTCTGAACAATACGGTCGTGATAACCTTATTCC